CATTACAACGATATACATTTTTCATAATATTTTATTATTAGAGTGAAGCAGCCCCCGAAGGAGCTGCTAATTTAAGTCAGGATTTACGTTATTTCGTAAACTCCGTGACAGTTTAATTGAGAAGCACAAAGAACAGCGGTAGTCGTGATCGCACGATAGATAACATAACTATCATGTGGTCTTGCTGGAGAGTGCCTTGCCATTTTCTCACCATCCATATAATGCAAATACATTTTGCTAGGATCAATGATATAACAGCGTTTGTCAGGGTTTTTACCAGAGATTGTCAGGTCATCAAGAGCAGGATCATACTGGAACTTAATTCCTCCATAATGAATCTCACCCATGCTGATGTCCGTGGATTTACCACTTCCAGACCAACCTGTTTGTGTAAAGTTACCCTTGTTTTTCAGCTCTGTTCCAAGCTGATCAAGAAATATGCTTCCGCATACTGCAATGGAGGGTCTTCCTCCAAATCTACGGAGCTGCCGTATTTCTGTGTGAAGAGTGTCAATCAACACTTGCCCTGTTGCTGTTGCAGCAATTGCAAGTGATGCCTTGTTTCTCCACCAAGTATTAGACACAGTTGAAAGTCCTCCAACTGTAGTACCTGTTGCAGAAGGGACATCAACAATTATGGAACGGATTCCTGCCAATGCTTTCGCATCGCCTGTTCCGTCACCATACAGAAGTGTATTCATTCCTCTGGAATAACCCTCTGCCATGTCCTCTAACTTATCGTCAAGAAGATTAGCAAGTGCGTGTTGCTCACGCCCTGACATGGATGAAGTTGACTCGCCAGTTGTTGAATCAGAAACGGAAATTCCGTCATGCTTCAACTCTGTGAGTGTCACACTAATACCTGTGTGATGTTCTTTCCAAGGATAGTTTACTCTTTGGATGTTCGCAGGATTTGCGTATGTGACTGTATCAGTCGCTACGTATCCGGTAACTCCAGAAGTATAGACTCCCTTGACTGCGAGCGAAACATTTCCTTTGCCGCCCGGCATTGTCTTTGAATTTTTTTCCATTGCTGCCAACAATGGTTTATCTTCTAAGAGAGAAGATTGAATCTTTCCCTTATCGATATAATAGTCTAGCGCAGCATTGGCTACGTTAGCTAATTGGGCAGTTGTAAGTGCTGCCATAATAACTCCTTATATATAGTGGAGTTATGCTTCCATTTGCAGAGCTTGAGAAACTATATCCCTCATATTAGTAGGCTCTGCAATTGGTACTCCACCAAGTTTACCTTTTGTGGTAGACTTCAGCGGTTGTTTCGTTGGTTGTCTCGACTTAAATCTCTCATTGATTGTATCATAAGCATCATTTGCGATACTCAATACATCTTCTGGTGACTTAGGTTTCCCACGCTCAGAAACTAACGCTGAAATTCTATCGTTAAATTCCTCTTGCTTGAGAGAAAAATCCGGGTCATTTGCTAAAGTAGTCTCACCCCAAGTTTTAATTGTGTCAGACAGTCTTTCCTCACTTGCAGATTGCGTTGCATTTGAGAATCGTTTTTGACTATGCTGTCGCATTGATCGTTCACGACTTAAACTTGCCCTTGCTTGAGACAATTCTTTAGCTGCATCTTCGTCCAGAAAGCCGTCATCGACTTTTGACTGAATATCTTCTGGCAAATTCTGTCCAGTTAATTTACCAATATTATCCATGTGTCCTTGTAAGCGTTTATAACCTTCTTCTGGATTATTCCGCAACATAGCCATGAGCTTAAAACCTTCAACTGCATCTTTTGCAGTTAAATTATTCAGCTCAATAAAATCGGTAATTTTTTTATACTGTTCAGAATCGGTTTGATATTTAGTCGCAAGCTCTTTTTGCTCATTCTTATCGGCAATGAGTTTTCGGAATCTTGGATGCGTATGGAATGGTACGTCAGAATAATCCTCAGATTCAGCTTCCGCTGTCTCCTCAGATTTAACCTCCATAACTTCTTCCGGTTCTTCTTGTAAAACTTTTTCGTCAGCCTGTTGGACTTCTTCTTCAACCGGAAGTGCATCTTGCACTACCGATAACAGACTTTCTTCAGTTTCCACAGCATCAGACGATGATGCCTCAGTTTCGTCAATTTGTGCTTCAGTAGTTTCAGAGGACGAATCTTCAACTATTTGTTCTTCAGCTTCCATAAATAACGTCCTAGTTTAATGTTGGTTGTTGGTTCCCAAGTTCAGGAGGTTTCCTCCGTCTTGGATTTGGGGCATTATTACCCCCTTGTCTTCCCTGAGATTCAGGACTTCCTTTTCCTCTCCGAGTGTTTGGATTCCCACCTTGTGCCATGTTTTGGGCTACAATACTTGGGATGTTCTTTGCAAGTGCTTCTGACACATCCATTTTATCATCGAGTCTATGCAACAATTCTTTTGCAAGAAATTTTGGATCGATACCGGGAATTTGGAGCAAGAATGGAATGATTCTTTCTATATTCTGTAATTCGGCAGCTTTGTTTGGTTTACCTGTACTACCCGCTTCAATTTCCAAGTAAATTTCATTCAGGATATCTTCTCTTAAAAACTCAGGCCAGACTGCTCCTGCACCTACGATTTTCATTACTTCTTCTTTACCCATTTCAAGCAATAAGACTTGTCCGGCAGCTCTCGTTATTTCTGACATGAAACTATCAAGATCATCAATATTAGCACCGATAGCACTCATCCTACTCGATTCAGCAATGCTAGTTTCAGTAGCAGTGCCTTTTGATACCTGACCAAAATTAGCCTCTTGCTGACCGACAACTAACTGGACATCATCAAATATGGTTCGGACCTCATACAAATTAGGATCAATACCTATCTGCCGTATTGGTTGCAGGACATCATCCACCTTCTGACCTACCGCTAAAGCTTGTAATTCCAAGACTGCATTAGCTGGTGGATCACGCAACTTTTCCTTATCCTCCTCTTCAAGCATCCCGGCTGGTGCAGCATATTTGGGTCTGTTTGCTCGTCTATGCTCTCTCAATCCTTGCCTTGCACGATTGTACTCATGCTGCATTGGCATCAAGAGTTTTATGTCAGAGGGTGGATATAAATGGTCCTTGTGTTCTATCTCATTGAATGTAAGTGAGAAGAAAGGCCAGAAAGTTTCCAATTTAACAGGGGGAGCTTCAGGCTCTTCCAGAAAATCTTCGTGTCCATCGCATACTACATATCTAAGACCAGAGTTTTTATCGTAAATCTCCCAGACTAAAGCAAGACCTTCACGCATATTCTCTGCGGTCATTCCATCAAAAAGCTCTGTACGATATTTATAATTTGCCCTTGTAGATATTTCCTTGCCTTTAATATCGTACTGAAGATAATTCTCCTGAATATCTACATCATAAATCTCTTTCACTTCTTCAGGACTTAAAAATAATTCGTGTGCAACCCAAGTTGCCCCCATGAATCCTCGAAGCTGTCTGCACATTGGGTCTATAATTATTGAATCACATTCTGGGAAATCAAATACCAGACCTTCCTGAATTGTTACTAATGGTTCTTTCTGCAAGGAATCCATACTAAGAAGAAGCTCTTCCATTTGAGCATCAACCTCAGTAATATCCCCCTTTTGTGCTTCCTGAGTCAGTCTTCTTATATGATCAATTTGTGCTTGCACATCAGACATTTTTGCTGAGATTTCTGGAAGCCGATCCATTTCTCTTTGATACCCGACCTTGACAAATCCTACAGACGTTGTAATCACTCGCCTGACCAGGGACTTCATCTGGCTCTTGAAAGTTGGCTGTTGTTCAGACATATAATAACTGAATAACAACTCAAGACTTTCGGCAACTTTATCCAGCATTTTCCTACCCTGCTGGACAGACTCATAATCCTGCACTATCTGCACATCCTGTGGATTTGGTGGCATCTGCTTCATTGCAGCAGCTTGTATTTTTGAATATGCTTCTGTTAATGATTTTTCATCGCCATCCCAGAATTTATAATCTAAGCGTTTCCGTCTGGAAGCAACACATTTGGGGTTCTTGCTGTACAGCGCAGCGGTCCTCTGGTGAACGTGTCTATGGAGGATGTTTGCAACATAGTGTTCCTTATTCCAGCCCTTGTCTGAGTACCCACGAAAAACTGCCTCCATGTCTTCATGCATCTGGTCAAATGCTTTTTTATGATATTGTTTTGCAGACTTGACCTTCCCCTGAAGCTGAGAAACCAGAGCTTTCCGTCTTTCAGAAACCTCTTTTTCTTCCTCCTCAACTACTTCTACAGATACTGCCTGTTCAATCCCTATTTCCATTTACCATCCGCTAGTTTGTGAAAGTGATAATTCTCTTTGTCTTATTTGTGCATCCCATTTGATCCAAGCCATTGTGCCTGTTTTAGGAAAATTACTATTTGCTTTTATGCCGTGAGGTGATCTTAATTCACCCAACCCCATTCCAATCCAACTTAAAGTATCCACGAAATCGTCATGGCGGCTGTTTGGAAATTTCAATACCTCATCTACTGCCTTACCACTCCAAGGACTGACTTTTGGGAAAAACACCTTCTTCATTGCCATTCGCCCAACAATCGACTGCGCCCTTTGGACTTTGTTTGCAACTGGTGTTACTTCCTGAATTCTGCAATGAGTGGAAGTTTCATACATTCGCTTACGCAAAAATGGACCAATTGCCTTTGTTATATGCCCCTTTTCTGCCCACCAAATTAAAGGCTTATGCTTTGTCATAAACCCCAACATTGCCTTAACTACAACATCTGTAGGCTGTCTTGCCCAGTAACAATCTAACAAATATATATCATCTTCCTCATCAACTCCTACAATCAAAAGACAGGTTAGATCGTGCCTTGTCTTGTCAGTTCCAACAGCATGGTCTGAAGCAGCATAGATTTTTAAGTTCTTTGGTAAATTACTTCTCTCATAATACTGAATATTCTCTCGCTGAAATAAATCTCCGTCTTCCGGGCTGGGCTTCTGCTGGTAAAGAGCAGAAAATCCTCTTGGGTCTAAGTTTCTTTGTGCTTCCAAGAAATCCTTATTGAATCTCTCAGGCCAGAGTACCTCACCCTCCTCTCGTTTTAGTGGATCATTATCCCCTGCAAATGCTGGCAAGTTGATTATTTTCCATTTACTGCACTCCTCTTCAGTAAAATGAGGATTGCTAGGATCAGTTAATCTACCTACTAAATCATCTTCGTGCCACCGAGTTGTTACTATTACCACCTTTGATCGTTCCGTCATAAGACGAGTCATAAATACTTGCGTAAACCAACTCCACAAATTTTCTCTAAGCGTTGGAGACATAGCCTCCACACTATCTTTAATCGGATCATCAACAACGAGAATATCTCCACCACGACCAGTAATAGAACCACCACGACCAACAAACACTGCCATACCACCATTATCAGTCTGAACCCTACTTTTGGAAGCACCCCCTTGACGGAATTTAAAACCAGGGAAAACCTGTTGAAATTGCGGAGTTTCCATGATTGCTCTACAATCCGATCCAAAATCTTGTGCAAAATCTTCATTATATGTCGCAAAAATGATGGATTTATATGGGTTTTTCCCCATGATCCAAGGGATGAATCTTCGTGAGATCATCTCCGATTTTCCATGTCTAGGCGGTAGCGTTACTATCAGCCTTTTTATCTTCCCCTTTGCTACCTGCTCTAATGCCTTTGCAATTGCCCTGTGATGTTTTGCATCTTCAAATATTGATTTCCCAATATTGTTCGGCTCATTAACTTTTGGCATTGTGAACTTAACAAACTTTAAGAAATCTTCCTTACATTCAAGTGCGAGTTTCTGTCTTTTTGCTGCTTGAAGTTGCCTGTCAATTTCCTCTAGCTTACTTAGTTCTTCTGCCATTTAATTTTTCTTCTCTCACCTTAACTAAAAACCCTCTGTATCCGTCTTTCGTTTTGTACTCTAGTAATATCTCCACTAGATATAACTTTAATCTTCTTACCCTAACTTCCCTAACTTCCACTTGTTGCAGTGTAATTTTACAAGGACAGCTAATTCTGCCGATTCTTTTGGAGACATACTACGAATAAAACTTTCATTATCAAATCTTGTTCTCATTACATCAATCGCACAATCGCAAATCGGGTAGTATGTAAGTTGTGGTACTCCTGCCATCTGCTGGGCTGCTGAACACATCTGCCACAGTTCCCGTATGTGTTCCGTTGGAAAATTTCCACTGAACTTTTTCGATGTCACAGCAGTTGTAGGGAAGAGCAAAGTCAGGCTCAAAAACACACTCAATATCAGAATCTTCAAGTTCAAAGGAAATCTCCATAGATAAGTTAAGCGTATGACCAAATTCTTCGAGTTGGTGTTCGTTTTAAATCTAGATGTACAAATTTTTCTTTACGTTGGCTGATTCCGACTCCTACAAATCCCAGCCGAATTGCGGCTTCCACGATTATTAATGCTTTTTCGCCCCTACAGGAAATATCAATTGCCAAGCCCTCCATGTGACTTGAATTGGGGTGGCCCCCTACAGATTTATTCCAAGCCGGGCATCTGTAACCACTTGATATCTTAATAGGAAAGTCAACTTCGTCCCTCAGTTTCTGGAGCAGGGAGACCATTTCATCCTGACATTTATTTTCTCCACAATGATTACAAGCAAGTTCTTTTTCTGTAAAATTTTTACACGCCAACATAGTTATCCATCCTGCTAAAATCTTTATAAATGTTCTCCGCAGTAAAATAGTACCTGTTTGGTGCTATTTAGTAAGAGCGTTCTCATAGGCCATTAGAATCTTATCATCAACCTTATTGTCTGTAGATTCAACCAGCCTTCGGAGCAAAATCAGGATCACGGATTTTAAAAGCTCCTCTGATAACATACTCATACACATTGTTTTTACTGCACCACCGATTAATGGGGCTAATAGTCCTATCATTTTTATGCCTTTCTTGATGCTTGAAGCATCTCAAGCTGTTTACTAGATTCTATTTCCCTCTCGATATTTTCAAGCCTTGCTGAGACAGAAGCCATGTGTCCAGAACATTCTGCGCTAATCGCTACGAACTTATCGATATTCTCTTTCTGCATTGCCCGGTTGACTTTATCAGTCCGAAATGTCCAGACACCAAGGCAAACAATGATCGCTCCGGCAAAGCCTTGCTTCAAAATGAGATTAATCACATCATCCAAGGCGGTGTTTACATTGCTTTTTCCCTGCACCGGGAGATCAAGTCTTGACCCTCGCCTTTCTTCATTGTAAATATTCGGGGGTTCAGCGTATGCATTATCTGCCCCCACATAAGTAGACCATAATAAAAAAGCAACCAGTAATGTGTATTTCATTCATCATCCTTGCAATATCGGAGTTATACTTCTAATTTTCAATGTTGTATCGGACACTTATGTCCGTTATTCTGGTTTAGGATACTTA